CCTCGATCAGCATCAAGAGTATATTGTGCAGGATTGGTCTGAAGAATTGTATCTAGATATACTTGTACTTTAGCGTTATCCACTAATTTGGTGAGGGCTCTATTAAAGGTATTCCCACCAAAAGTATATTGTTTTATGAGGTTGAAATCAGTCTTACTTCCGGTCCCTAAACCTAGAAAAGATCTTGCTATCTCTACTCCGTTCTCATATCCAATCTCAAAGTCAGACCAATCTTTCATTCGGAATGAATGGCCCTTACCCTGTACGATATAGAAAAAGTTGATCAACTCATCAACATCGAGTTTAGCCGAGGCGGGGTCTTCCTGGAACTTCTGAAGTAAGCCGAACCCCAGGTCAAATTCAGCACGAGGGACTGACCAGTTTATATTGCGCTTCTCAAAACCGCTGTCCAGCTCAAGCACAGATGTGTTAAATCGCGGACCACCCAGAGCGCCACGCTCAATATTCTCATTCAATCTCACGCCTACCAGGTAAGCCATTAACGTCTCCTCCTGGCCTGATTTATGCCGGCCAAAGCTCTATTCTGAATTTGGGATTGTGATTTCACGAAGCTATCCGCGTCCCTGGCCTGTATGTTGAACACCTGGTTCACGGGCGCCTGAACCCCACCACCGCCCCTTGGCGTTATGCTAACATCCTCACCATCTCTAGCGGCAAACTGGATCAGGCGGTTGTCTATGCCCGGTAGAGCAGCGGCTGCGCTGTTGGCATCAACCCTGAACGACCCGCCCCGCTGAAACGGGATGAGTGCTTGTGCAGCGCCCGCCGCAGATAGGGTGTTCCCACCGATCCCTCCACCAAAACCGCTGAGACCTCCACCACCTATAAGACCACCAAATCCTTTAATTAAACTACCGAGGAAGCCACCACCTCCACCGCTAATGCCACCTTGGAAACTCGCTAGCGCTTGCTGAGTACCGAGCCTAATAAGACCTTGAGCGATAGTCCGGAAGAAACTATTGATACTAAGCTTACCAGTTTCTGCGAACTGAACTACTGCATCCTCAATATTCTTGAAAGCAGTAGTAAAAGCTTCCTCTGTTATAGCTGCCGCATCGGTAGCATCAGCCTGAAGCTTCAGGATAGCTCGTTCTGCCCCGGCGCTAGCTGTGCGTTGGGTTTCCAGCAGCTCCAGCCTAGCATCACGACGTAGGCCTATGGCTTCCTCTGCGTTAATTGCACCTCCAGCCTCTGCTTTGGCCAGATCTTGTAATGCCTGTTCATATTCAAATGCCGCATTAGAGGCTCCTACCAACTCCCGTTGAAGCAATTTCAAAGCCTCAACTTGACGCCTCTCGCTGAAAGCACCGGCCGCGACAGCTTTGTTAAGATCCTCCTGAGCTTTTTCCAAATCCCTAGAGTTCTTCACCGCTGTAAAGAAACGATCCACAATGGATTGCCCTGCCGCAGCTTCTTCTTCCTTAAGGAGCTTTATACGTTCTGCTAAGAATTTATTAGATATTTGATCAGCTTCCGCCGCAGATCTGTTTAGTAGAATTGCTTCAAGCCTAATCAGATTTGCTTTTGTCTGTGCATCAGCTAATTTCTCTGTTAATGTTCTCTGCTCCTCCAAAAATTCTAATAGGTTAGGAGCTATTTCTTCTTCAATTTCTTTCACCAAGCGAGCTTTCTCATCGGCTAAAATTTTCTCAGCCGCAGCTTGATCAAGTGTTTTCTCTGTAAGAAGGTCTCTCAGCTTGGATAGCTCCACATCAATTCGTATAGCTCGCTCCGATAACGGCAGACTGGCTTCGAACAATTCCTCAGCCGCATCCTTCTGTTTCTCCAGTTCCTTGGTTATAGCTTTATCTCTAGCTTCCTTCTTCTCTTGCGCCTTCTCAAGTTTATCTAACTCAGTAACTAATCTACGAATTTCATCAGTACCAGCCTTTGTAGAATCAAAAGTTTCATCAGCGGCATCAAGAGCCTCAGCTATAGCTTGATTAAGGGGAGTTCGTTTCAACTGAGCTATTTCGAAATTTAGATCTTTAATTTGATCTGTTATTTTTTCCGTAAACGTTACTTCAGTAGCAGCCAGTCTTTCACTAGCAGCAAGATCACGGAAAATAGCTTCTATCTTCTGAAGATTGTCCCCAGCTTCAACAACATCTTCAGATAATTGTTGAAAACGCTGTCTCTCCTTATCCAGGCCTAGAAAAGATCTAAGTTTATTCAATGCTTCAAAATTTTGAAAACTTTTATTAGACAATCTTTCCTTAGACTCAGCTTTCAAAATCTTCAACCTAGCAAACCGCGCTTCCGCATCATTCCGTATTTCTCTAGCTTGTTTAGCTGTTGATATTGCATTCTTTTTAATTACTTTAGTTTGTTCATTTAAAAGCATAGTCTCCTTTTCTATTTGTTCACTCAGGTTCTCAGTAGCGGTAGATAATCCTACTGTAACTGCAATTAACGCAGCTAGACCGACCGCCAACAAAACAGCAGGGTTAAGAAGGAAAGCTAAATTCAATTGCAAGACTAAAGCCCGTAAGAAAGATATGGCAGTGCCAGCAGCCGTAGCACTAGCCGTCATAGTTATTAGGGCTGTATTTGTTGCAATTAGGGCTACCGGTAACAAAATAGAAAATAACTTAATAATACCCAGGGACAGTAAGAAAGCAAACGCACCAGTTACCAAACCCAAATTATCGGCTAAGAAAGCAAATGCGTCACTCACTCCTCCTATAACAGAGGCAAATCCAGCGAACAATCCTGTGGATGTTGAAAGCCTATCCAAAAACACAGTAAAGTTTGTAGTCAAGTTGGCCAAAGCTTGGTCAATTGTAACAACAGTGTTAGCAAATTGCTCACCTATCCGACCTTCCGCTGCCTGGAATGCCTTAATTAACCTATCAGTGGTGAGCTGTCCAGTAGTTCCCAGTTCACGAAGCTTTCCAATAGTAACGTCAAACTCATCAGCGATAATACGAGCCACTAACGGCAACTGCTCAAGCACAGATCGCAACTCATCACCTCTTAGAGCGCCACTAGCAATACCTTGAGAGAATTGAACTAGAGCGTTACGTGCTTCCTGAGCCGTTGATCCACCCAGAATAATGGCCTGGTTCAAAGTTCTCGTAACCCCTATCAATGTCTGAGTGCTAAGACCCAAATCTTTAGCACCCAATGCTAGACGAGCGAAAGCATCACCCGTAGCATCTATACCTGTTCGGGTCTCCAGAGCTACCTTGATCAGAGCCTCTTGAGCTTCAATAGCAGCAGAGAAGCTACCGAGCGTGGCCTGCAATCGGTTACGAAGATTGATGAAAGAATCCGCCAATTCTGTGAACCTGCCAATAACCCGAGCAGCAGCCACCACAACCAAAGCATTCCTGAGCTGCTGTAGAATCGTAGCAGACCTTTTAGCACTCTTACCGATTCTATCGAGGTTACGCTGTACGGTCTTGGTGCCGCGCGTTTGAACCTCAATGATAATACGTTCAGTAGCCATTAAGTTACCTCAGGCTTTGGCTTTCTGCCCTCAAGGGCTCCTCGTAAACCTGCCTTAGCAGCTAGAATGCCGGCCTGTACAGCTTTCTCTTTCATCATATCAGGAGCCGTCCTAGCTCTGCCGTCATTCAACGTCTCTATATAATCCACATTATTGGCTATAAATATAGACGGGGCGTTCACCTTCCAAGTTTTTATAACATTCCTGCCCTGAGTGATAGCTGCGCTAGCGTTAGCCCTCTCTTTAAAGCCAAGCTTCATACCAGGTGCATATGGGGGGATCTCACCGAGAAAAGGATTGCCTATAGTAACAACCCAATTAGATCTTGCAAATCCCGTATCAACTCGGGTAGCCCTAACAGCAGTAACGTGAGCTTTACCAGCAGCTTTGCGCGTAGCTTGGGTTATACCGGTTCGGATACGACCGTTGAGCTTTCCTATGGTCTTAGGTAAATCTTCAAATCTACTCGTAGCCATTACTTTCGTTTCCCGATACTCATGCTTGGCTTGTTCTGCTGTCCGCCAATCTTCTTATTCTTTCTAGTGCTCGCCTTATGGCGTTGTCCCAGATAAACAACATCAAGAGATTTTAGGATCAGTACAAGCCTCTCAAACTCATGACCCACTATATTATATCTAATAGCGAAATCATTTATAGCGGTCCACGGGATAGGGCCTTCACCTCCCATGCCCGTAGATCTACAGGTAGCCAGTTCCCAAAAAACCAGGAGATAAAATTCCAAGCCGAAATCTAATTCTGGTTTATCCACAATGAAGTCAGGCAAATCTTGATTGCCTATACGAGCCAGCTCTCTCAGTCTATCTTCCTTCTCGCCATACTCTAACTGCCAAAGCATGACGGCGCTTAGTTTCCCGCGTCAGCCTCGGTTTGCTCATCCTGGAAATTGGTCATCTCCATAGCCATCTCACGAAGGTCGCTAAGTAGCTCTGGTAGATCTTTAAACAGCGACAGGGCACGCATCTTGGAGAATGGGATCATTTGACCCTTACGGTCTGTCACCCCCGTCCAGTCGAGCAGCACGGCCTCTACAAAGGTCTCCAACAAGATAGCCTCGGCCACCTCGTTGTCAATCTGGGCCGCTCTACCTTTCTTGGCTCGCTCCATCTTGGCCCTGTGTGGCCGCATCTTGGCCTCAAGAACCTGAGCAAACTTGGTATTGTGACCCCCGGCGCGGGCAACTAGGAACTTGCCGTAGTTAACACCATAGTCGACCCAAATACCTTCGGTCTCCATGGCTTCATCAGTAGCGAACATCTCGTAGATGTTTGGCATCGTCATCACTCCTTATGTGAGAAAAAATCGAGCGGTTTTCTGGCCCTTGACTCGGGACTTGTATGCGCTCCGCTCGAACTCTGCGCGATTTTGGCCCGGCTACGGGCGGTAGTCAGGGGGACCACTACAGTCCCCCCTTTGTTTAAGTTGAAGGATCTGCCGCATTAGGCAGGAAGTCGTAGAACATCATGAGCAATGTGTGATTGAACACGCGGTCGGCGCCGGCTGGAATATCCAGAGGCAGGGTGATAGGCTCATCCTGCTCAACATCCAGTCTACCATCACCCAGAGTTATCAACGGTACGTCCACCAATATGCCAGACTTGGCACCGGTAGCTCCCTTTACCATGGCGAAGTCCAACGTGATATCGTCGTTATTCCGGATGGAGGTTACAGCCGTAACACTAGCGAAATAAGCCTCCATAGAACCTTCGACATTGAACTGACCAGCCGTCACATCGAACGCGCCAAGTACCGAGATGGCCTTGTTCGGGCTGATGTTGTTGTTGATCACGACAGAGAATTCAGTCACGAAGGCGAACAGAGCTGTTGGGTTAGCCCCAGCCCCGGTTGTACGATCTAGGATAGACAGCTTCAAGCGTGCCATATCATTCGAGGTGTTGAACGCATCCTCAGAAACCAGAGCTGGCCGTGTACCTGCCTTCAAAGTGGTAGGACCATCGATCGTAGTAGAGTCGATAGCCACCCCTGATACACTCACCGTGATCTTGTCAGCCGTAGCGAAGGTGAAAGTTATTTCATTTGGCGTCCAACCTTCTAGGTACTCAGCCTGGATCTCAGCCGGCAACGCCTCATCGGGCGGCCCAAGCTGACGTTCTAGCTGGTAAGTGCGACGACGTTGTAGCGTGCTATCACTCTCGTTCTTGAGCACCCGACCAAAGAACAACCGGATAAACTCAGCCGTGTTGGCTTCCGTTACCATAGTACTGGCCGTCTTGTCAAGGGTCAGCACATTGGCAGCTATGGCGTTGATACGAACGAAACCGTTATTTGCGGCCGTCAGAAACTGGTTACCGGCAGCACCACTTGTATCTCCACCGATGAAGATCCATTCACCGGGGATCAAGCCCAGAGTAGTGAAGTCCAATGCAGTAGAAGTCAAAGTAGGAAGTGAACTACCACCAGCAGCGACCACATCAATGTCTCCCACAGCTCCTTCAAAGCCGACCGTGGTCATGGTAGCCGCAGCAGCAGGAGAAGCATCGGTGATTAAGTTCGTGCTCACACCGATTACATTGTTGGCCACCGTATCAACAAGCTTGAGACCGTTGTTGGCCACATCATTGTTGCCGGTCAGGAATACGAGATCACCAACTTGCCAGGTAATAGCGTTGGCGTAGGTCAGGGTCAGGGTGAGTGCGGCATTGCCACTACCAGTTACAACCGTGGTAGCCGTGCCCGCACCTGTGTCAGTATCCGTACGTCCCTCACGCCCACCACCGGCAATACCGGCTAGGGTTAGGAGAGAAACGGTGTCTACCACACCACCAGTTACGGCGGTTACAATGAACCGAGCATTGATGGTAGCGTTGGCATCAACTACCTCGGCTACATCACCCACGGCATAACTTGCACCACCAGCCACAACCACAGCAGAAACTGCTTTACGGCTGTCTACGGTGATGTCATCAGAAGTGGTCAAGATATCAGTAATCGTGAAGTCGGCGTTCTGATCGAAAGTACCCGCTCTCCGTGGCTGGCGGTCAACACCCACATCACTCTTACGACGGAAGTCAGCGAAGAAGAACCCCTGGAGTACGTCCGCAAGGTTATCCTGGGTAAGATCAGACTCAAACCCACCATCAGCGTCGAGGTCCACAAGAACACCTTTCTGTCGTTGGCGCCCAGAGTTGATTGGGTTTCGAGCAACGGTCGTAAATTCACCACCGAAACTATCGTAGCTGTTCGGCTCTAACGGAATCCAATCGTTCGCGGTATTGGCGACACCGATAGACGTTTCCTCCTGATACCGAAGCCCCGTCACATTGGAGTCAATTTTACTAACAGTAACCATTAATTTTATCCTCTTTACTTCACTCGGTCATATTCAAATTCCGCAACAACATTGGTTTGATACCAAGGGCCATCTTGGCCAATATCAGTTGCGCGCACGTTGCGAAACTCGATCCTATCCGAGCCAGTACTTGTCCCTTCAAAGGCATCAACAGCTAAGTCTACCAGAGGATCAGCCACTGTCAAGCCGTCTCCGGATATACTGAAAATCTGAACCGTTATTAACCCAAATCTTCTGAACCGCTGTCCACCACCGCCTAATGATACTCTACCACCCACAGTAGATTGAACGGCTGTAGTGAACTGAATAGTAATCCTAGCATACGAGGCGTTATTTGGCAAATCTACATGTTTGTCATCATAGATTAAAAGAGGGATAGGGGGAGTTCCAGCATCCCAGGCTGTCTTGAATTGCAGCAGGATCTCATCTCTAGCAGTACCCCGAGCTGTAATAGGCATGATTACTGCCGCACTTGAACGTCATACATGATACGCAGAGGGCCAGGCTCTATCAATTCCGCAACTATAATCTTCCAACGCACAGTGCCATCCAGAATATGATCGTAATCCTCCACCTTAACGTTCAGCGTTCCCGTAGTCTCATCCTCTACATCGCTGGCCGCAATCAGCACCCGCTTGTCACCTCGCCGAATTAGATCCCCATCTACGTCTTCCTTCTCATATTCGATGAACACACCTTTTACCACGGTAGAAATGGTACTAGCCTCTGTACTACCACGCCAAGGCTTTGCAGGATCTGTGAAATTGGCCTGATCCCTCCGTACTATGGTCAAGTCTCGACCGTTCTCGCTAATTAAGCGGTCAGCCAAGGCTCGGAAATTAGCATAATTGAGGGCCATGTTAAACCTTTGTAATATCTTGAACTATGAGAGCCTTACCCACAATCAGGGTTGATATGGCGCCAGCTCCGTCAGTCTGTTCAATATCGTAAAAATAAGTTGCAGGCGCAATGTCGGTATCGGTAACTGATGGAGCGAAAGATACCTTCCCATTAACAGCATCTGTAAGAACTCCGGTGATAGTGAACTGTTGATTTGCGGTAGTTGTTGGGGTCTTCTCAGAATTAACCGTCAGTTTAAAACTAAAACCAGTAATATTTACAGCCACTCCCGCACTATCTTGAATGATAAACCCTTTAGGATCGCTATCACCGCGTCCCCAGCAAATAGTCTTAGTGGTATCTTTGGTTTTGTCTATGACTGCCATATCAAACCCCTATGTCATTCCCAAGTTTTATAATAATATCTGCTAGACTTGGCACCGTTATACCAGCCGCACCAGTTGATCCATCTATCAGTATGCCAGCAGCTTGTAGAATTGGAATGAATTGTGCAACAAATGGAGGTACTGTGATGACTTGCAGTCCAACACCCGATTGTATAATTAAAGCTAGAAGTTGAGCACCAGCGCCACTGAAAGTCTCTATACCAATACCAGATTGAGTAAGAGTTGTCAATAATTGGGCTCCGGCACCGCTGAAAAGTTCTATACCAGCACCAGCTTGAGCAAGATTGGAGAGTAGCTGAATCCCCGTTCCGCTAATCGTTTCCACGCCCACACCAACCTGAAGAAGCTGGGTAAGAAGTTGGTTACCGACACCGGAAGGTTGCATAACACCCACACCAGATTGAAGTAGCTGGGACAGGAGTTGAACGCCCGTTCCCGTTATCGCAATTGTGTGAGTGCCCACACCCGATTGAAGGAGTTGGGCAAGAAGTTGTATACCAGAGCCAGATGGCTGCATAAAGCCTACGCCGGATTGGAGAAGTTGCGCCAGTAACTGAATGCCAGTTCCACTAAACGTTTGCACCCCAACACCGGATTGAAGAAGTTGAGCTAATAGCTGAACCCCGGTACCCGAAGGCTGCATGACGCCCACACCGGCCTGAAGGAGTTGGGCTAGGAGTTGAACGCCTGTACCGCTAAATGTCTCTGCACCGACGCCGACCTGTAAAAGCTGGGCCAGTAATTGAGCACCAGATCCAGAAGGCTGCATAACACCAACACCGGCTTGAAGTAGCTGAGCTAGCAATTGAGCACCAGTACCAACAGCAGTTTCTGTGTGAACTCCTACACCGGCTTGAAGTAGCTGAGCTAGCAATTGAACGCCAGTACCTGATGGCTGCATAACGCCGACACCGGCTTGAAGTAGCTGAGCCAAAAGTTGAATACTTGTACCACTGAAGGTTTCCACACCAACACCGGCTTGAAGTAGTTGAGCTAGCAGTTGGACACCAGTACCTGATGGCTGCATAACACCGACACCAGCCTGGAGTAACTGAGCTAATAGTTGTACACCTGTCCCACTAAACGTCTGTACACCGACACCAGATTGTATAGGGTTTGATAAAATCTGAACACCGGTTCCAATAAACTTTTCTTCACCCACACCTGCTTGAGTCACATTCTCAAGAAGCTGAACACCGGCGCCAGAGGGCTGCATAACACCTACACCGGCCTGAAGTAACTGAGCTAGAAGTTGAATTCCGACACCACTGGCAGCAGGGGGGCCTGATGACGATATATAGGAATTCAAAAAAGGCTGACCCGGAATCATAAATGAATGATTACCAGCGAAAGCGGCAATATTATTTTGCCAATGTATTATACGAGTTATGGATGCTGCCACGGCAGCGGCGGCAACAGCGGGTCTAATAGGATATCTTTGACTTGGGTAATAAATATCTGGCGGATGAACGAAGTCCGTTAAAGTTCCTGACTCAGTGTTTACAGTTCCATACTTATCCGCTCGATTACGGATCATGGGCCGATAGGCAACCAAACCATTTGGGATAAACAAGGGACTGGCGCCGGAACCGAGAATTGCAGCCTCTGCGGCGCTCAACTCCCGATCCCACATGGCGTACTCGGCCATGGCGCCGACAAAGGCCCCCCCACCGGTTCCATTCTGTCCGATTCTATGCACGTCGGTGGACGAGATCGGACTAACCTCGGAACCACCCGACAGGTCTATATCCAGAACGCCGTCGAGATAGACCTGGACCCGCTTTGGAGACGCCCCAGCCTCTACCGTCAGAAGCACGTGATACCATTGATTCACGTTTAGCGTAGAGCCACCATTATTAGTATCGTCTATCTTGCAGTTAAGGGTGTCTTGACTGGGCGAGTTGTCCCGCACGGCGAGCCAGTGTGGTTCCGAGACATCAGCAATCGTGGCGATAGTCTGACCACCTGTGTCGGCCGTCGTACGAAATCGGACGCTAAGTGAGACCGCCGCAGAGTTCGGGTTAGCGAAGTGCGGGAAATCGAGCCGTGCTGATGCGAATGTCGTCGCCACGGTTTAAGTCTCTTTGACGTGGATCGCCAGCAGTTGAAAATCACCCGCCGCCGTGTCACCTCCATCAGCCTGGTCCCGCTCCAGTTTGAATCGGAACGCATCGCCAGCTACAACACTATCCATTTGCGCCCCATTGGTGAACGTTATTGTTGATAAAAATAGTGCGTCCTGAGTATCATTAGCAGTCTGAGTAACCGCTTGCTCAGCCGCGAAATCGTTCGCCCCGCCGAGATCAACCCCAGCCTCTACTCGTTCTAGAAACCCGTCCAACTTCACGTCATCTGTCGTGTTGGCCGTATCCATTGCTCCCCAGACTTCAACCGTAAGCCCACCACCACCGTAGTGCTCAGGCATAATAGCTTGCCAAATCATACTTTCGTTGGCACCACTGTCAGCGAAATCCAAAACCAATCTAATCCCTGTAGTCGCTGTTATCTCGTCTACGGTGGCCGGATTCGATGTAGGCGGAATACCACCCAGCGCCTCAAATACTGCCAATGTATCTCCAGATGCCATGTCCTTAATCCAATGCTGTTCCTACTTCGCCACCAGTTGACCTACCACTAATTACTGTGTCGAAGTTCGCGCTGTTGAGCGCCGTGTCCAATGCCGACAACTCGGTATCCAACGCCGCCTTAATACCTTCTATAGGGGTACCCGTAACCAACGGATTTGCCGTTACGAATTTCGTCCTCACAAGATTAAGTTTCACCATCTCTGCTCGCATTATACTTAAAGAATTGGCGGCAGCGTTGATAAGAACCTGAACCTTTTTATTATCTGTGTTAGCCATATTTAATCTCCTTAAACCACAGTAAAGATCGTAATAATTCTATCATCCGGAGCGCCAGGTGTACCGCCGGTCGCGGAAAATTTAAGCGTAATTATGGACCCGTTTAAATCAGCCGCCACCGCATCGTACTGATACACACCATCACCTATCTCTGTTACAGTTCCCCCAGCCGCCGAAAAAGAACCAGCACTGTCAATAGCTCTTTCGACAGTTATCCCTGTCGCTCCCGTCACTGGGGTAACATGATCCGATGCCGCCACGAACAAAAAGTGGATATCATCAAGAGCCGTGTTGGTTTGAATACCTATTGCTCTGGCGATCTTGTTAATGGCATCCGTCGCGAACTTAGTGGCTGCGAAAGCGTTGGCGTTGATGGCGGCGGCCGTGAGAACATTGGCCCCCATTCCAGTCACCTGAACGTCGAGTGTATCGGTTCCTAATGCGGCGAACAATGAGTCATATACCGTTGCGTTGACTACCATAAACTCAAGACGTACGGGAAGCATTAATGAATCATCGTTGATCAATAAGGTTAGAAATCCCTCGGTATCAGTATCTCCAGTTGAAAGATCCAACGTGTAGTATCCATCTGCACTAGTGATAGCCGCAACAGTACCAGTTATAGCAGTAACAACGAGTGCGGTAGCGCCATTATATTTAATCAATTCAGCTTCATCAGCACCAGCGATAGTCATAGTTGTAACAGGTGTAAATCCATCGCCAACGGCAACCACAGGCCCGACGAGAACCTCAACTGCGGTATCTGCTTTTAAGAACAACAACGTCCTTACTCCTATGCCAAATTGTGCTTCGTGTGGTGATACATCGCAATTGGGATACTCACTCCTGAGGGTGCAGCTTCTATAACACAGCCGAGCGTGGAGTTATCCGCAGCGCCGCCGCCATGCGTCCAACTCAAGGTAACGGAACCAGCGCCATCCTCCGATGCCGCCCACATGTCGAAATTCGATCCAAAATCCGCAAGTTCTGCCTCGCCACCACCTGGTACAAAGTTGGAGGCAGTTCCCAGCCAGCCAGCAATACAGAACCCGAGATCGTCAGCACCTTGGGTAACTGCAACACTTCCAGGACTAGTGGCCCCTTCGTCCGTTTGCTTATCGCTCAATGGCGTCGTAGAGTCCATATTGGTCATGGACACGGCAACAGCTTCAACCTTCTGCGCGTTGCTATTGTCTATCGTGATCTGAACGTCGGCCGTCTTAGGTGTTGGACCGGTATGCCGCCATATCTCCAATCGTAGCTTCCCATGAGTAGGGTTGAAATCCGCAAACTTGGTCAACGCTTGATTCGCAGTCGGCTGGTCCCAGATAACTGATAACACTTCCTTACCGGCGTCGGTGACTTCAAGGAGAATCCCGACTAGCAAGCCCTCACCCGAATTCACCACATGGGAGGCGGGCACGCTCGCCTGGTTACCGTCGAATGAACCGGTCGTGACAGTCTGGGTCGCTACTTGTACCATGACATAGCTCGTTTATGTGGCAGTCGGACCCTGAGGGAAAGCCACCGTCCAAGAGGTCATGCTAATTGTGGCGCCACTAACGATAGCCAAAGTGTTGAAGTTAAAGTCACCGGCCGATGTATCGGCGTGACCGTCTATGTGACTATTCAACGGCGTTGGGAACGAATTAGAGGACGATGCACGAACATAGTTAAGAGTAGCAGTCGCATCCGCAGAAGTATCATCTGCAATCGCGTTAGCCGTGCCAAGTGCATTCGGTGAATCATCAGAGGCAGCACCAAATGCCGGAGTTCCAAGATCCAGCGAGAACAATAGGGTACCAGTCGTTGCCGCATTCGGATCAACAGGCTGCGAACCAGACCGCCCTTCAAGCATACCGTCTGCGGTTCCCTCGTCAAGAAGGTCAAGCGCCGGATCAAGCGCCGCCTGAGCGAACGCGATACTGACATTAGTAACCAGTGTATACAGAACGTCGGGGTCTCCCCGGTGAACCGTTTCACTGAAGAACTCTTGCGTCTCAGGTAGAGGATCTGCTCCAGAACCGTCCTCACCACGCTCCCGAACATTACCAGCAGCACGCTCCTCATCCTCGCCAGCGTATAGCGGCCATTCAGCCAACAGCATACCGTGTCGGGTTAATCGCTGACCAACCGTACGGGCACCAATCTGAACAGTACCTATTCGACCAGGAACGTGCTGTCCTTCTATGTCTATAGCAAGTTTCTCAGCGAGCAAGTCAGCAAGAACGGCGTCAGAACGAGGCTCTGAATGTTCGGCCCACAGACTCTCGAATTCGGCAAGTGGATCAGGACCAAGCTGGCGACGAAACTTAGCCAGAATATACTCATGCTCATCCTTGAAATGCATGTTGTACAAATTCTGGAGAGCCCAATCCTGGCCAAAGATGGCAACGTCGGAATTACTCTTTGAGTAACGGCTAGGCTGTGTGAACGCCGCCGCCCAATCCTTGGAAGCCTGGTCAAGAGTTACAGTGTCTAGAGTTCGTGCCATTTTGATCTTTCCTTTTAGAAGTCGGTAATTAAATTAATCACCACGAACCAATCTAACATTCATGCTAGATCTAAGCAATTCCTCAAGCCATAGGTCGGCTTCTGGATACTCCGGAATAAGAAAATCATTCACTAGAGAAGATTTCACGCCAGTTGCACCAGCAGCTAGGTTCTTGCCTAAAGTTTGCGAAGTGGTCTCAAACCACCGCTCCTCCTCTAAAGGCCCAAGCTTATCCTTACGTCTAAAAATCTCACCGGTATCGCCTTGTTCTGGACGAGTACCTGTACTATCAGTTAGGTCTTGCTTAGGGACAGGGAGGGGCGGGTCAGGTGCCAAAGTACCACAAATAGCTGCTCGTAATGCATATTCAGATGTAGCTTTAAGAATCTGACGAGGTATAGCATCAGAACCGGATAGCAAAAAACCATCATCATCGAAAGCATCTAGTCGAGGCCACTCTAACCCTTGGTCCTTGACTTTTCGAAGCCCACGAAATCGGCGGCCAAAACGCTTGTCAATATAATCTGACGCACGAATAATGGCCTCCTGTTGTTCTACGCTAGTGAAATCAACCCACGCAGAATTACCACGATCACCATGATGTGTGGTTACACTTGCTACACTAATGTACGCATTAGCGCCGGCATCTCCAGAACCAGTTTCAACCAAGAACGCCATAACTCACCTCCATTAGAGGCGAGCCGGATTACATCCCGCCCGCACCCTTATCCGGACCCTTAAGTCCTGGTGACAGACCACGAACCTGAGGAGCTGGATTAGGTCGGTTCACACGAGAAGGGCCAAGGTTCTTGTTGGACGGACCTGTACGGCGATTAGCCATTGACTTGTCCATCATCGCTCTACCAGTACCAACCGTGGTGCCCATGTTACTGCGCTTGCTTGGCTCACCCACACTTACAGCCATATCTTTATCTCCTTGTTAAGGGGTGTCAACCACCCCTATTCGGTTAAGTCTTGGCACTGACCACTTCCGGCGCGTAGGCGATGTAGTCGTTGTCCGTCGCCAATGGGCCAGCGGGGGTCGCACCAATCTGCACAACCGTGTCGAAATATCCTGCCGGATAAACCGGCTCAGCATTAGCTCCAGATTCAACAGGTTGAGAAGCATTCAATCCCGTGATAGCCTGTGCTATATGCTGGGCATTCGTTTGACCATCATCGTTGTTGAGGATGACTTCACGAACACGGTTACGATCATTGGTCACGCCTTGATCAGTACGTGTGATTAAAAATAGTCCTGCTGCCATGGTTCCTTACTCCTGTCCAAAACGTAACTTTAAAATAATACTATAAGATAACTTCGTGTTAAGCAAATCCTATTTGCGTTTCACTGCACCGGATTTCAACTCACCCTGAAGTTTACTCTTTTGAGCCTTAGTAAGCGGAGAGCCGCTAGACAGAAGAAAGCCAATCTGTTTAGCAGATTTTTTCTTCTTGCCCCCTGATTTCTTAACCGCCATTCCTACGCCTCTAATGCCGTCTCCATGGCTTTGGTACGTGTCCAACCAGGGATTGCTGCTTCAACGTCGTCTCGGGTTATGCCGGCTCTGCCGTATGCTTCCTCAACAGCGTTCAATTTTGGCTTGCCCGCCATCGGGCCTGTCACAACCCAATGAGAATTGACATCAGGGTCCAGCTTCAGTATCGCCGTCCGCATGTCGACATTTATCACCGTCTCCGGTTCAGTCGGCTCCGGCCGGTTCGCTGCTTCCGGGAACTCGGGAACCCCGGCGTGTCTGTGTCCGTCCCGATCGGAATCAAACCCGGTATTCCTGGCTTCGGCTTCAGCATCGCTAACGGAGACATCTGCTCCTTGTGGGGTAGGTCTCTCCCGAGACGATCGAACTCGGCTCCGAACACTTGTTGCCGGCCCCGATTCGGTTTCCTTATAAACTTCATCTGTGCCACCGGCTACTTCCTCCTCCAAAGCTAAAGCTTGATCGTATTCGACGGTCCCCCGTGCGTACGCACCATAAAAACTTAGAACTCTGAGCACAGCACCCATCTTATCGGATGCTTGAATAATATGGGATACTCCCTTCACAAACGGATGACCGTTTATGTTAATTGTTTGATCCTTACGAGGCCCAAACAAACGAAATTGATACTGCATTACTTGTGACATCATCATCTCCAGTTAATTAGTGGGGGGATCTTTTGTCCCGTATCAAAACACCCTATCACATGAGGGTAGCGGTAAGCAAATCCCCTGAACTAAATCACAATCACCCTGGCCGGCGTGAAAGGAATAGCTTGTAAGGCCACACTCAGAGCAGCACCCGCCGCACCTTCATGAGTTATAGTACCCAAGAAAACAGTTTCAGGTGGTTGACCATTGTGACGGAATTCCACAGTGATAGTAGCATCACCTATGTTATCACCAGCTTGAGCCAATGTTAAAAGTCTCGGCCCTGCCGCCCCTTCCGACATTTCAATTTTTGGAGTTATACTTGGAAACATAGTTAATTCGGTAACAGCTCTTGATAGGATAGCCTCAAAAGATCCAGGTGCAAAACTTAGAAGATCTTTTATAGTCGTACCTGTACCACCACCATCTGTAGTGGGGCTATTGAAAGCTGTTCCAAGAGGTTGATCCACTTCAGTTGGAAGGATTTCATACTCTCCAGGATCTTCTAATTCGATATTTCCAACACCGCTCCCGCCAGCAAGAGTAACAATCCTGAAGGTTGTAGGGCGAGTAAAGGTACCTCCAGTTATAGTTAAGATATCATCAACAGCATATCCAGTACCAAGGCTACTCTTTATGGCCGTTCTTACACCAAGACGAGGTTTGCCCAATATCCCTCTAGCTGAATCTCTGGAAAGGCCATCAACCGTTACCACCATAGGGTCGATTACTTGAGCAGCGCCACCTGTGATACGACAAAATAATGTCCAACCATCAGCTCCAGAATCAGCCAGAGTAGTGCCCACGACTAATTCAGTAACCGTAGCCGCTAATCGCCATAGGTCATTACCATCACCAGTAAATCGGCCTTGAGCAGCGCGTCGTGCGCCAGCTTCATCCGCAGCGAAGATAACCATACGGCGAGTGTTCCCCTTCATGTTACTGAAAGGGGCACTCTTAGATAATTCTAGAAGATAATTAGGCACAGGGATGCGCCCCCATACCTTATCGGAAGGTGCGAATTCGAGGTGGTGCTATAGGCGTAGCTGGGATAGCAGCCGTAAGCACAGCAGCAGCAATACCCTCGTCTACAATAGTGCTAACCAAGACAGTCTCAGCCGTACCGTTGTGACGAAACTCGACCTCAATAGCCGCATCTCCAATGCCGTCTCCAACGGTAGCAAGTGTCAGGAGCCGAGCACCGGCAGCACCCTCGGAAAGATCTAGAGAAGCTGTGAGATCAGCAAAAGCCGCCAGAGATGTAGTGAGTCGAGCCAGTAGAGAGTGGTAGCTTCCTTCAAGAGCCATCGTGAGATCAATGGTGGCTGCCGTTCCACCACCACCTGTTACAGGGTTAGCTGTAAGGGGTGTAGGAGCAACAGTATAGTCACCGGGATCGACCAATTCAATAGCGGTGATAACACCAGTTGATACGGTAATTACACGGAAAGTAGCTGCCCTGGTGAAAGTACCACCTGCCGCCGTCAAGATCTCATCAACCACATAGGTGGCAACGCCACCAGAGTTAAGAGCGATAGAACCCACATGGAACCTATCAGTTCCTGTAATCCGACCCTTAGCAGCATCCTGGTTCAAGCCATTAATCTCAGCAACAATGGGATCAACTGTCTGAGCTGGCCCGCCTGTAATCCGAGCATACGCTGTCCAAGCATCGTTATCGCCGGCATCAGCTAGATCAGTACCAACCACTAACTCAGTTACGGTAGCAAGAGTATTCCAGAGTTCGTTACCGTCCCCATCAAATCTACCAGCGGCAGCACGTCGAGCCCCGGCCGCGTCAGCCGCAAAGATGATCATCTGAGTAGCAGCATCACCAAGGTTTCCGTAAGTGGCGCTTTCAGGTAAAGCTACAATAAAGTTTGGCATATTCGTTATCCTCTTGGTTTAGTAGGTTAGTGGTAGGGGAGTGTTCGAAACACCCCCCTAATCCACCGCGTTCCTAGTTGGTGATACCAGAGGCGCAGGCCAGTCCCAGTTCAGAGAATAGGGCAAGGCCGGCATACCACTTCACGCGCCAGATACGTTCGTCCTTGGTCTCGGACTCACCGACATCCACCACATCAATACCAGCAGCCATCTCAGCCGTGAGGCCAGCGATACCATGCTGACGGCCACCTTCATCCAGCGTACCGGCGAAGAAGGTCGTAGCAGTAGTGGTCGCACCCTGCGTCTGATCGATTGGAATGTAGTCGTTACGGAACATAGGCACATTGCTGTATGCGGGAACCGTACGCCCAGAAGGCAGTTCAACGACCTCATTAATGGAAGCGCCGCCGAGAGCACGAAGGAGGCTCTTATAAGAGCGGATCGTGCGCTGGTTCATGGCAATCCAGTCAACATCGCCATCCTTGTCGATAACGAGGTCCATGACTTCATCCATCACGGCGAATGCGAGAACATCACCGTTAGCAGCCACGGCAGCAACAGTTTGAGCAGCAGCGCAAAGCGCCAACAGACCAGGGAAGGTCTCGTTGGTACCGTCACCATTGATCAACATGTCCTGATACTTACGACCGGCCGACTTTGCCTTTGACCCGATTTGGGTCTCTGTCTGGTCATTGCCGTCGCTTGAGCGAGTTGCCTGGATAAGGCCGTTCACCTCTGCGTCACCCATGATGGTGGTCAGAGATGCCGTTACCTCGGTGAAGGTTGCTGCATTCTTAGCAGCCTGACGCTCGGTCAAGTTAGAACCAGCAGAAGCACTAGAACCGATCACACCATCGGTGTCACCGATACCTACTGTAGCAACTGGACCCAACAGAGCTTCGCGGTTATATTTTAGAGCGTTACCGTTAATACCGTCAAACGGTAGAACTTCGAACATGCGGTTGACCGTGACGATCGACTCAATCACGCCTGCAACCAGCTCATTCTGTCCGAGCTTGGCACTTTCGGCCAGGGTTACGGATGGCATTGGTTCATTCCTCCTATTGCATCATTCCGTGTTAAACCAAAACCGGCGTGAGGTGCGACCTCTCGTCACTGTTAGACCTCGTGATCACCTTTACAAGCATCTCACTTGTACAGGGTCACACCGAAACTTTAGAACATTCTCTCAGGTAAATAAACTCTTGTCAAGTTTTATACCCGAGCCGGCGCTCCCCTACCGTCATTATACTGTTTCTTCTGTAAACCAATTTTAATCTTTTCAACAGGCGACAACTCTCGCTGATGATTTATCGGAGTTATATTCGCCCGATTTAGCGAACCAGGACGTACCCCAGCGCCAGGAGCTTGTTCACTCTCAAAGGCTCGGGCAAACGCATCCTTGGTCTTCATCTCAGTTATAAGTCCAGCCACACCCATAAGACCACCGGAGCCGTCAAACCGGGAGTCACCCTGATCATCCAATACCGTGACGCTATAACTCCCGTCGTCATTTCGAACTACCTTGCACTGTGACAACACATGAGGTAAGAGAAGTTCAATAGATCCCTTCGCCTCAGCCAGAGCACGAGATGCCGCATCAGAGATTAGATGTTTGGACAAAGCGCCACGCATCTCACCCAGTTCGGCATCCTTAGATGTGCCCAACTCAGCGAAACGTTTCTCCCAATCGCCGTTCACCTTGTCAAGGTTGATCTTAATCTCTTTACCACCCTTAACCTGTCCCTGAAGATCCTCCACGAAAGCCTGTAAAATGGCAGCTACACCGTCGTCACCGATCTCCAAGCCAAAACTCTGTGCAAGATCCTCGACAGATTTACTAGCAATCCGTCGAGTTGCGTTCTCATCTGTGACTTTCTTCTTGTCCACCCGTAAACCTGCTAGAGTCTTAGTAGTGCCAATGTAGTCAGCTACCAAACCTTTAGCAGTATCGGATATAATAAATTTACCATCTGACTCGCCATAAAGCCCATGATATTTCTCTGGTACATTCTCAAGTGAGTCTACGGTACCATGTTCTGCGAAATCGAAGTCCATCGTCTTTTCTCCTTAATTAGTACAGCATCCCGCTGCACATTACAAAAATACCAGATAGGCCAATCTTGTCAAGTCGATCGTTCATACCTCTCTGACGGGAAACCACATCCAACCAGTCCTACCCCGGCTATCACGGGCAGTCCAAACATCAAACACTACACCGTCTAAACGGGTAAAGCTCCATACCTTAGTCATAAGCGTCACTGTAACGGGGGGGTTTTGGGTAAGACGACTATCAAAACATACGTTACCTTGGGCAGACATGTATTCAATATACCCTTCTAGCCCTTGTAGTGCTACAATACGTGATAATTCTTTAGCATCCTGCTCAGTCAAACAATAAGCCAAAGACTTAATCTTCTCGCCTGCTGTTTGGGCTTGAGCAAAACCAAAGGGAAACATCGTTAGGAACATGAATACTATTAGATACTTAAACATAATTATCTCCTTAGTTATCCGCCCATAAGGGGCTGTTTGCGTCTATCCCAGGCTTCTTTATAATCGGTCTCAAATCTGGGGTCTCGTTCGATAGTCTGCTTAATGATAGCGGTACCAATACCCGCCAGGTTAGCAGCAACCTTCTCACTCTTTCCTTGTCGAATTTGAAAAAGAAACGGTCCAATCCAACCAGGTACATGACGTAGAACAGGGAGTGTCATAACATCAGTCTCCTCGCTTGATTCTCATTAACTGGTTCTCTACCGGCTTGGCTTCCAGCTCTATCACGGTCTGTTTGGAATGCATGAGCTGGGTTCTCTCCTCCCACTCTCCGTCACTGGGAGCTGTCATGGGTAGGATAGCTACACCAAAGTTTATATTGGTATCACCAAACCGAGCACTGTCTCGATAGGATGGGTCCAGCTTACGTAATACGAACATCAATAGGGAATCAGAATAGTTAACTTTATGTCCCACCACATCACCTTTGTACATGATCGGTTCCATCACACCATTTTCAGCACGCTCAATAGCCACATCACCAAGATGATCAGCAGCGGCCGATAGGGCTAAATCCCAATCAGCGGCAAAATCGTCATCGTCTCGCCGCATCTTCTGAAGGAAGGCTGTACTTGTGTAACCAACAGCACGCGCAGAAACCCCAACTCGCCCTGTTCTGGCCAGCAGTTCAAGAAACTTAGATCGCTTCTTGCGCGACATCCTCATAGAGGAAATAGGCGCATTAACTATAGCCCTATTCACTTCTTGCCACCCTTCTTCTTCTTACTCTTGCGAACAGCCTTCTTAGCCTTCTTCTTGGCCGGAGCCTGAACTTTATTTACGTGTTGCGGCATAACTCTCCCTCACTTCCGAATCAAGAACTATAACGTTATCCCCAACAGGGATGTCCTCCCTTGAGCCCCCATCATCACCAACCAAATCAGTGAGATCAGCATTCGAGGTTATAACCATCTTGCCGGCGAATATGCACACACCGATGACATCACCCATATCGTTGCCGTCTATGTCCCTTATCTTGGCGTTCTGGAGCATCGTCAGCAGTTCCATTTATTCCTCCTGAGTACGTGGTGATGGTTCTATATCCTTACCCTCTCCTGGGGTCTTTCGAGTAGTACCATCCTCCACGGTTGGGTCAAAGGTTCCTGGGATCTGAGGCTGGAGAGGCTTGAGAACCCTATCCTCCAGAACGAGCTGCTGGAAATCATCATCAGCATCGTAATCCTCTGGCAATATGCCGAGACGCTTAGCCTGCTTGATAGCCGCTAGACGACTTATATCACGATCCTTGCGCATCTCCATTAGATGCTTGTTCATCTCCTTATCGATCGTGTCTGGACCGAAATCAGAGGTTATAGTAACCGTGCCACCCTCGGCTTGGTTCAACCATACAGCATGAATCTTGAGTGCATTGTTCATGGAGTCCGTAAACCGAACAACCATATCTTGAAGGGGACTAACAGACTCAACGCTGTCTAACGTTCTACCCGTAGCTGTTTCGCCAGTAGGCTGTTTCTTAAGGAAGGTTGCACCATACGCTTCCATATCATCTTCCAGATCTTCCAGCTCCTTCCTTCCCGCTTCGATAGATTCACCCTTGTGCTCCACATAGTAGAAACGGCCGTTTGGATCTTTAGTAGTCAGAAGCTGACGAGGCCCAATAGCCATCGTAGCACCACCCTGCTCAGTAGCACCCGCCACTGCTAACATAGGGAAACGCACAACAGTTAAGATGTTAATCTGATCACTCATAGACTGCCAATGACGAATATTCAAAAATGCTAAATCTTCCAGGGGCGGTTTAGATGTCAAAAATCCAGTCCGTTGACTATAATATGTAATGATCGGAATGAAATCAATTCCTGTGGGACCGCTTTCTATAATCTGCCACTCATCTTTCTTCTTTTTGGTTTTAATCTTCTCCCATACTTGGAAAAATCCAGGCTCTATGACCCGAATACGCTCATGAACAACTTCAGCAAAGCCTATACGCTCTATAACATTTTCCCGTAGTCGTACGTGAGTATACATCTCCCGCAATTCCCCGGAATTAGGGTCAGGGATCACCATAACTTCCGCAAAAATCATGTTCTCTGGTTGAATGAGGGTCCAAAACGGCCGACGCCCGCCCGCACGATCATCTGCCAGGGTAACAAGCAATGCATCTGGATTCATCTGAGGCATGTCAATCATCACATGGCAGAAACCTTTGGCCAAACCGCAACGAAACCATTCCCGAGCGAAGGTAGTAATGTCGTTACCCTGTAAATCAACATTCTCTAGTTGTTCAGCAATATCTTCAGGGACATCATTGTTCAAACGTACCGGGTCACTAAATGGGCGTCCGACAAAATGATCTAGAGTAAGCTCCAACGCATTGAACAGGATGTTGATTTGCAACCGTTCGCGATAGTTACCATCACTCTCCTCGGTATGCTGAGGCAAGTAGACAGACCCCGCCTCTCTCATAGATTGAGTGCCACCCATGAGCGTTTCGATCATAGCCCACGAATGGATCATCTCATCCCAAGCTAGAGATTTGGTTGACGGATCATCCGGGTCTTTATCATTTGCCAAAAGATGTGGCATATCAGTAGTCCTCTATCTTTACTATGCTAGTAATATATTCACAAAAAGGGTTCATACAGGATAATGTGTTAAATCCAAGTTCATCATCTTCCATCACGTTCATCCTCTGTAGAAGATCGCCACAATCAGGACAAACATCCGGAACAAAAGGTTCCACTAGCATAATCATTTAGAAACTCCTATACTGGGGTAACCTGAACATCATCTTGATCTATGTCAATTTCGACCTCATCAACATAGATAACCATAGTAACCTCGGTTGCTTCGTTAGGGCGCAATTTCATGTCCAATTCTCTCACCCAGAACTCTATTTTGTTACCGTTATTATCCCACATTTCCAGGTCATTGCTGTTACGGCCTACTTTGATCTTCATCGTCAAAAACTCCTTCTTGTCAATCTTCGTTTCTAAGTAAACCTATTATAGCATCTAAATCACCACAACGTTCTTGAAGTTGTTTTGTAGCCCTTTGACACTCTGCTCGATCACTGACTAGAATCTGTCTAACTTTAGATAGTCTAGCCTCAAGAACTATATTCACCATTTCCGCCATATCTTGTGATTGCTTAGGACTAACATGATCAATAAAAGCGTTTACATGAATAGGATTTACCAAAATAGTAAGAACCTCTTTAAGAACGCTCTTAGTCTTAAGATCAGCTTGCCCCCTAGTTGTATACGTGCGCAAATCATTCATCGTCAAAAACTCCTTCTTGTCATGCCGGGAACTTCCCAGTTTAACCGATATCTAGTTTGATCGGCGTGATGGTCTTCATACGTATCAGGAACTTCATCAAGATCCTTTTCATCTCGGGGCATCGGTGGACACAGTTGAAGCCACCAGAAACATGTGTCACAAACGAAAAACCCTGGATGCTCCCTAGACCCATCTGGGTTGGGGATGGCATTCTGAAGCTTAGTGCGCAGCATCTCCCAACCACGTTTTCGTGAACCCTTAGATTTGTCAGCCCTCTCCCACTCAATTCCAGCATCTTCCATATCATCCGCAGGACACCTACCCTGACGATCACTGAGCTTATTATAGATTTCAGTATCTGCCGGCCCTGGCTGTACCCTTGCTCGGGTTCCGCCGGGGCTCCGTAGTCCCCACTCTAACTCACGATCAAAGATGCCAGCTCCGATCTTCCTGGCCGCTAACCGTACCCCTGTATTGTCCCCACCCGTAGTCCCATACCATTCATTCCACAAAATTATATCACCACGAACGTTTCCAATCAAGCGGCCTTGGATTTCAATCGGCTCACCGTTGCTTTCCAGATACCAACCAACCGCAAACGGACTACTCTGCCCATGATCATAAGAACGAGTAATAGTCCATCCATGAGGAATTTTATCAACGGGTATAGTAGGTAAAACATGAACATGTCGATCAAAAATGTCGTCAATCATTCCTCCCGCAGTAATATCCCAACGACCCTCTATCCAGGCTTGGGCTTGAGCAGGGTTGGCCGCCGCCTCTCGCACTTGTGTCGGGTACATAGGTACATCGTGGAGCAGCAGGAAATTCTCGGATAGTGTCCCATGAATAGCCACTCGTGGCATCTCTCCCGGCCGACGTACCACATGTCCTCGACGCTGGGGTAACTCGTAACGGCGCTTCACCCAATTGTGACCAGGCCCATATGGGTTGGTGGTTGATCGTATACGACAAGGTATACCACCCGTCGCACGACAACAGGACATCATCATCCGGAAGGCTTTGTCGTTCGGCCATTGTGTCAATTCTTCCCAACCAATCCAAGGATACTCGTGACCGTGGTACTCACCATAGAAACGCTCGTCTTCCATGTGACGTAGCAAAAGCGCCTCACCCGTAGGCCAAACGGCTTGATAATCAGCTTTCGATTTAAGGAAACGGAAACCGGGATATAGCCGGTACATCCACTCCTCAATCTTAAGTACCACATCATCAAGGTCACCAAGCTTCTGACGAAATAATACTCCGCGCCATGTCTTACCATAACCTTTACCTACTTCTTTCGCAAAGTCCATAATCAAGGTTAAAGTTTTCCCAGGTCCACGAGTTCCTTCATACAACGCCTCGAATATAGGACACTCAAGAAATGAATACTGGCTTCCCGGCAATGGCATCCACACAGGGGTCTCGGTTTTCCCACTTTCGTATTTTACTTGGGGCTTCCACTCAGTAGACTGATCATCCGTGTACTCGCGAAGAAACCACGCCATCTCAGAACCGTCAGCTCCAGAAGCAACAATTTTCTTTTCCACGATTGTGAAGTCTCTAGCCACGCAAGTGCGCCCATTCAGCGTCGTCAAGCGCCTTCATATAGGTGCTTTCGTACTGGCCAGCCAGCATCATCCCCACGATGATCTTTTCACCGGGGGTGATTAGCTGAACACGGTTCAAAACACAAACATTACTGATCCACACCAGTGTTCGAAACCAAACACGTTGAGCCCAGTTCGGCGGATAAGTATAATGAAAACTACGCCAAACAAAGGTACCCTGTTTGTGGTGGGCGTAAGCCCAATGGTGAAGACGACCTCGTATGCTACGCTTCCAGTCGACGTAAGTTTTGCACTTGTCGAAGGTCTTTTGTGAACAGATATCTGCTGCCATAACCTTAAAGTCCTTATCTAGCCATCGAAGATCGCTTGAGTTGCTTTGTTAAGTGCCCAATAGGCTTCCATGGTTGTTATATCAGAAGTCAGCAGGAATAAACCCTCACCCTTATGACCGATGACGATAACCTTATCCAGTCCCTCCCGTTTTGCTCGGGCAAGAGTCTGATCCACGCTCATGGTAACATGCTGGTCAAGCTCTACTACCTCACCCATTAAGATATTTCACTCTCACAGCTAGCTTCTGAATTGCATCATATAGTTCATCAGAAGCATAAGATTTTGTATCATATATAGCCACTACGTCTTCAGCAGCCAGTTTAATCTGTTCAAGATCATACATCTCAACCAACTCAAGATTGTTCATCAGGGTGCCTCACTTCCATGCCGAGAATCGTGTCACACAGCTCGTCAATCACTTCACGCATCTCAGCAGTCAAGCCAGAGTTAGCGTTGTACACAGCCACTATTCTTGCAGCATCATCAACAAATGCGTCATAGAACAAATCGTTGTATCTATGCTTCATCGGGGTGCCTAGCTTTCACAGCAGCCATACACTGTTCCCTGGCCTTAGCAAGGTGTTCCCTTGCCTGAGCCATTAAATAGTCTTCCAAATATTCAAGGTAAGCTTCTGCTTGTGCGCGATCGAACTTAACGTTCTTTGCAGCCATCCGGTCAAGTTGATCACACGATAAACCTGAAACCTTACAAGCCTTTACCGGATCGCCGTGTTCGCGCAGTTCGTGTAGAAAGCGATCAGGCCTAATGTCAGTTACAGTACCCATCTTCTCCTCCGGCCCAGCATCCCGCTGTCCAACGGGGAACCCATATCTCATGGACTCCCATGTGTCATCATTTTCTCCACCATAAGGTACTTGACACGGCTTGTCAAATATGGTAGGTTACGACCTTATAGAAAAAGGCCCGAACGGGGGTGGGCGCCCTACATAGAGAAAGAGACCAGGCCCCATCCAGTAGGCGCAACACTTGTACTACCTGGATGGGGCCGACCAACGAACCGGTGTCAGAATGGCTATGTGCTAGGCTGCAACCCTGGTTATGGGGGTTCGAATCCCTCCCGGTTCTCCATCCCCTGTCTGCCCGAAAGGGTAGGTGGGGGGCCAGAATTTGCGGATGTAACTCAGTGGTAGAGTGTGATCTTGCCAAGGTCAAAGTCGTGGGTTCGAATCCCATCATCCGCTCCAAAATATGCGACATTGGTGTCAATGGAAGCACGTTAGGTTTCCACCCTAAAAGCGCGAGTTCGAACCTCGCATGTCGCTCCAAGATCCCAAAGACGATCGTTATGGGGAGTTAGCAGCTCCGCTGGGTCGCCCCCTTATCGCTTTGGGGGCCGGTGAACAGCCGCTGGCAGCGATCCTCGGCGGGATTCAAAAATCCCTGAAGACTGATAGTCTCTGAAATATGAGTGGTTCGGCTCGGACGGGATTCTAAATTCTCCGAACGTACTAGCGGCGGCTGGGCTCGATAGTCGGAGATCGCAACTGTTCCTGATCCACAGGTGGCTCCGGTCGTCATAGCCGAACGAGGGCAAACAGAGGATCAGCACCTT